AACCTGAAATTTATACAGGTAATGGTTCAAGTAAAACTATATCAACTTTGAACTTTCAATCTGATTTTACTTGGATTAAAAATAGAGCAACTACTGATATGCACTCTTTGTTTGATGCAGTAAGAGGTGCAACCAAAAGAATTAGTACTAATATTATTTCAGCACAAGCAACTGAAACACAGGATTTAACAGCTTTTAATACCAATGGATTTACAGTTGGTACAAGTGGAGCAGTAAATACTAATAATGTTAATTATGCGTCTTGGAATTGGAAAGCTAACGGAGCTGGTTCATCTAATACAGATGGTACTATAAACACAATAAAGACATCAGCTAATACAACAAGTGGTTTTTCAATATCTACCTACACAGGCACAGGTGCTAATGCAACAGTTGGTCATGGATTAGGTGTTGCTCCTAAGTTTATAATAATTAAAAAATACAGTAGTGTAGCTAATTGGAGATTATATCATGCGTCTCTTGGAGCTACAAAAAATCTGGTATTCGCCACAGATGGTATTCAAACTACACCTACTATGTGGAATAACACAGCTCCTACTTCTACTACATTTAGCTTAGGAAGTTATAATGAAGTTAATGATTCAGGAGCTAATCATGTAGCTTATTGTTTTGCAGACGTTCAAGGTTTTTCAAAAGCAGGTTCATACACAGGAAACGGAAGTGCTACATCGCCAACATTTATTTATCTTGGATTTAAACCATCTTTTGTACTTATAAAAAATGTTTCACAAGAAGATGCTTGGTTTTTACATGACAGTAAAAGAGATGGTTTTAATGATGATAATGAATACCTAAGACCTAACTTAACTGATGGAGATAGTAGCGGTATAAATAGAATAAGATTGCTTTCAAATGGATTTTCAGTTCCTACAACAGATAAAAGTCATAATGTTAGTGGTAACAATTACGTTTACATGGCTTTCGCAGAAGAACCTTTAGTTTCAACAAATGGTGTACCAGCAACAGCAAGATAATGAATCTATCAGCTAATTTTACTTTAGAAGAATTAATTTTTAGCCAAGTTGCGACACGCAAAAACATAAACAACAATCCATCTCCACAACAAATAGAAAATCTTAAATTACTTTGTGAGAATATACTTCAACCGATTAGAGATAAATTCGGTAGAGTATCAGTATCAAGTGGATTCAGAAGTCCTGAATTATGTGTTGCAATAGGTTCAAGTATTAATAGCCAACATTGTGCAGATAATGGTTCTAGTGCGTGTGATTTTGAAGTCTATGGAGTTGATAACGAAGAATTAGGAAATTGGATTATTAAAAATACACCAGTAGATCAATTAATTTTAGAATTTTATAAAGGTAAAGATGAACCTAACTCAGGTTGGATTCATGCTTCATACAACAAAGACAAAACTAGAAAACAATATTTGATTGCTTATAGAGAAAATGATAAAACGAAATACAAACCTAAACTAAATTATTAAAAAAAGGAAAAATATTATGCCAATGGGAAAAGGAACATACGGAAGTAAAAAAGGAAGACCAGCTAAAAAGTCTAAAGTTAAAAAAACTAAAAAGAAAAAATAATGGTTAAGCAGAACGCAATTCAAAAAATTGAATCACACGAAAAGTTATGTCGTATCATGCAAAAATTAACCCACGATAAAATCTATAATATTGACGAAAAAATAAAACGACTAGAAAAGATTTTACTAATTTCTACAGGTTCATTAATTAGTGCTATGGCCTTTATCATTATCTCTTTATTAGATAAGCTGTAGGACTTTACAAATAGTAAAAATATTAGTACAAGTACAAATTGTATGACCAATAAAAGAATTTTAGTAATTTCAGATTTACATATACCTTATCATCATCAAGACGCATTTAGATTTTTAAAAGAAATTAAAAAAGAATTTAAACCTGACCGAATAGTAAATATCGGAGATTGTTTAGACTTCCACGCAATATCAATGCACGATCATAATCCTGATCTTCCTAGTGCTGGTTCAGAATTATCTTTATCAAAAGAATACGTTAAAGAATTAGAATCTATATTTCCTCACGTTACAGAAGTTGATAGTAACCACTCTAGCTTAGTATTTAGACGAGCATTAAAATATGGATTATCAAAAGAATTTTTAAAAGACTATGGAGATTTCTTAGGTACTAAACATTGGAAGTGGGTAGAAGATTTAACTCTTACTATGTCTAATAGTCAAAGATGTTATTTTACTCACGGAAAATCTGCTGAAGTAATTAAGACTTCACAAGCTATGTCTATGAATACAGTTCAAGGCCACTATCATACAAAATTTGTAATTTCATATTGGGCAAATCCTGATAACATTTTTTGGGCTATGAATGTAGGTTGTTTAATAAATCAAAAATCTATGGCATTTGATTATGCTAAGAACTTTAGAACTAGATTTATTATAGGTTGTGGAATTATACTTAATGGAATACCAAGACTACTTCCAATGGTATTAGATAATAAAGGTAGATGGATAGGTAAGATAGTATGAAGAAGAAATGTTGTGGCAAATACACTTTAAAAGGCCATATCTCAATGGAGAGAGGAATTTCTGCTTTAGATAAGCAAGAGCAAGGCGAACATTATAAGAACGCAAAAATACAAGCTATTGAGTTTATTACAGCACATAAACTTGATTTTATAGATGGTAATATAGTAAAATACGCAGTTCGTAAAAAAGATGGAGAAACGGATAATCAAAGATACGATAAAATTATTCATTATGCTCAATTAGCAAAGGAATTAAAATGTGGTTAAATATATTAGGTATGGGTGCAAGAACTGCAATCAAACTATACTCAGATAAAAACAAAACTAAAGAAGCTATATCAACAGCTAGATTACTTCAGGCAGAAAAAATGGCATCAGGCGAATTAGAATATTCAGGAAAATTACTAGAAGCAAGAAATTCAGATTGGAAAGACGAATTTATTTTATTATTATTAAGTTTGCCTATTGGTATGTTAGCTTTTTCTGTTTGGTCAGACAATCCTGTTCACATGGAAAAAATGAATATGTTTTTTGAACACTTTGGCAATCTTCCATTTTGGTATCAAACAATATTTGTTGGTGTGATTGCATCTGTGTATGGCCTTAAAGCTACAGATTTAATTAAAAGAAAATAATTTATTTCAATCTCCATAACCTGTATTAATATTCTATGAACGAAATTGATTTTGTAATATTAGAACTAGAGGTTGTTTTAGGATTTCAAGACTCTGTAAGAGAGGGTATGGCCAGTTTTGTTTTTATAGATATTGCACCACACTATCCAAAGGTTCAAAAGATAATTAATCAAATTGAAGAAAATGAAGATGCTATCGTTGTATCACATAATATTAGCACTTCTGAAATTACAGAAGAAACAAGTCTTCATGGACTAGAGTTTACTAAACACTAAAGTTTTGATCTCCAAATTTGGTCAACATTTAATCTTCTAGTTAATTTCTCTATTCTTTTATCTATAAGATTTTTAATCCATAAATAAATAGAATAAACTAATATAACTAAAATGATTAATAAAAGTTCTTTGTCTATCATATATTAACCCTCTTGTTTTCCGACTAAAGATAAGTCTCTTTTTAATTCACTTTGTTTTAAACTGGCATAGCGATCAAGGTTGTTATAATGCAGTTTAGATTTTATTAAATTACCCTCTGCTTGACTATATTGTTCAACTATCTGTAAATAGTCAGGGTCTGTTCTAGCTTTATGCTCTGCTTCTACAACTGTTTTTGTATCAAGCTTATGTCTGATAAAACATTTAGAGAACATAGCTTTTCTGCCTTCGTCTAAAAAAATAGACGTTTCTTGCCACTTACTCCATTGTTTACTTGCTTCTTCTAACTTTAAATAGACTTGCTTACTGTTTAAGTGTTCCATTTCATTATTCATATTTTTTCCTCTAAAAGATTCAAATTAGTATTAAAATTTTTAATATTTTCAGTATGCCTTGTTCCATCATGTAAATATGTAGTTTTAATATTATCTTCATAACTACCATCTAATTCTAAATAAATTATGATTCTAGACTCATCATCACTATTAATTTCATTTTTATTTTTTATAGGTATAACACAACATTTTGGGTCTTCTTGTTTATATTTTTTTTCTTTCATTCTACCATATAAACAACATTCTATTTCAGCATCTATATCTAAATCTAATAAAATTTTTATTAATTCTTTAGCTTTCATATTTTTCTCCTATACGTCATATAAATCTTCAAGAAGTTCTTCTTTATTTTCATTCGACTCTCTTAAATATTTATTTTCTACTTCCATTCTTTTTAACCTTGCACGAAGTAAACCATTTATATTCTTATGGGCTTCATCAACTGCCATGAGTCTAATAATTTTACCCTCTAGTTCTTTTATGTGTTCTTTATACATTTCGTTGTTTTTTTTTAAGACTTGAACTTCTAAATTAAGATCTTTTATTTTTGTTTCTGAATTGTCCATGTGCATATACGTTCCTATAAATCTTTTGTTAATGTTATTAAAAAGGGATTTCATCATCAAGATCAGACAGGTTGGCAACCTCTGCACTTTCAGGTGCAGATGGTTGGGCTTGCGTCATTTTCTGTTCAGTATATTTAGGAATTGAGTCTCCAATAGGTTTTACACCATCAACATTATTTGCTTTATATGGTTTGGCCATATAGAAACATATAGATTGCTCTGTATCTGCACCATATTTAGATTCTTTAGCTTGTTGAATCTTACTAGCACATTTAAGTTCATAGCCCTCATTTGCATAAGCTTGAACTTCAGGTGTTTTATACCAATCAAGAATTTGCGAAATTGAATATAGTTTTTTTGTTAAACTACACATCAATTTAGATTTACTTGCTGATGCTGAGTATTCGTAGCTTGGTGCTTTTTTTCCTGTTTCATATAGTCTTAATGAAAGACCACAAAATGGTTTTCCGTATTGTTGTTTACTGTACATTTTTTTTCCTTTTAGTTATTTTTGATTTTAGTTTTCTCATTTGTTCTTTAAAAAGCAATTCAGATTTATGACAATGTAATAAACCTAAAAAAGCTTTCATGTGTTCAGTTTTATATAGTATCTCTCTTGCTTCAAATGGTTCATTTGTTTTTGGGAGTCTTACTATATACATCTTATTTATTTTCTTACCAGTTTGCTCAGTATAGGCAAGATTATAACCATGTAATTGATGAACCATATTTAAAAACAATCCTTTAGATGTCTTAATATCAATTAACCAAATGTTATTACTGGTGTCTTTAGCAATTAAATCTAAAGTTCCACAAAATCCTCTAGGAGAATAAAGTATCTTTTCAGACTCAACAACTTTTAGCTTATGTTTAGTCCAAAACTTTTGGAACTCCATAAAACAATTAGCTACTATTGGATTATCAGGTTTAGTTATTTTTTCTCCCTTTAACCACAATTCTGCTAACTTATGAACGATAGAACCTATGCTCAGAATACCATCATTTGTTTTCTTAGCATTAGCCCTAGCATTAATAATAATACTATCTATTTTATCTAATGGAATATCCTGTTTTTCCATTTCTGATTTTATCGCACTTACCTGACTATTAACTTTCCAAGCTTCTAATGCTGGACTTGCTAACTTACCAAGCAAGGTACTCATACCAACTACATATTCGTCATTATGAATATAAACGTGCTTATTTTCATCAAACGTAATTGTATGTCCGTTTTCTAACTTAACTGTTTTTGACATTATTTTCTCCTATTTATGTATATTGTTTTTTTTAATGAGTCTAAAGGTCTAAAGAAATAACTCAAATCTGTTTCAGTTGCTTCACAAAATATTATCAATTTTGATAAACTAATTGCGTTTAGGCCTTTTTCATATTTTTGAACTTGTTGAAAAGTAACAGATAAATAACCTGATATTTTAGTTTGTGTCTTGCCAAGTTCAATTCGTCTTTGTCTTAATCGAATACCCATATACTCAACAAACTTTCGTTCATTATCTGTTTGACTTGCATTATTCATAGTAGATAAACAATTTCTTAACTTTTGTTTTATCAGACTTATATTTCTTGTAGTATTATCACTTAGTTGCATTTATTTTCTCCTGTTTTAGTTTCCAAAAACTCCATTCATTTTTTTGTTTATTGGATAGACGTTTAAATCGTTCTTGCCAACATTTGCCACAGTATAGGCCTTGATTTAAAGGAGTCATTCCAAACCAAGCTAGTAAACTTTTTTCTTTCATACACCCATTACAGATCATAGCAATAGATTGTGGTTTTGATCTTATAGAATTAATTAACGACACTATGACCTCGCCCTTTTAAACATTGTTTATAATAAGCTTCATACTTAGTTTCCATCTTTGGACTCAATATCCAATAACTAATATTGCTTATTGTAGAAACGTGTTCTTTAGCTAACGTAGAACAATGTTGTTTATCATCTGTAATTTCTTCTGCCCTAGTTTCGTTAAACGTACCTGAACGACCCTTAGAGTCTATTATTGGTTTATAACTTGCACACCCTTGAAGTAGGGTCATAGATAGCCCTAGTAACATTATCATTTTTCTCATTTTTTTCTCCCTTTTTTATTTACGCAGTATGGTATTTTAAATTATGAATCTTCCAAGCTTTATTTCTTTTCTTAACTTTAAGAATTAATGCTTTTTTTTCAAGGTCATTTTGTTTTTCAATGTCCTTAAAATAAGATTTTTCTAATTTAACAATTTGTTTTTCCATTAGATTTACCTTTGTTGTTTACGTAATCTGCTTTTTCT